GGCGTCGGTAGCGCCCGGCCTCTCGCTTCTCGCTGCCTGTCAGCCGCGCTCGCCGCCGCGTTCCGAAGCACCGCTGTCTGGGTCTCGACGGAAATTCCTCCTCCCCAATGCGACGCAGCTTCGCCAGTTCCTCCGCCGACCAACCCTTTCACCAGCTCCAGCATCTGCTGGACCTGCGGTGAGACCCGGCCCTGCACCCTCTCAATGAACGCCAGGAGGGGCGCATTCTGCAACGTCCATCGGAGCGTGCCGGAATAAGGGACATAGCGCCCTCCGAAGCAGCGTACGAGCCCCTTCAGGAGCTCCTCGTCTCTCGAATGCATTCGCAGTGCGAGACGGGTTCCGTAGCGCATCACCGCGATGCGGCCCTTCTGTACAAGGTCGACGGCCTCCAGGAGTTCTGCCTCCGTCGGCTCCTCCGTCGGCTCCGCCTGTGTTGACATTCTGCCTCTGCCCATGATTAAATCCTCCCATTTGCCTATTATACATCAAAACGCATAATTGAAGCAAGGGACGTCCTTGGGACGTCTTGGACGTCCTTCTGGACGTCCAAAATGCCTTGCCAGGCATCGCTTATAAGAATTGGACTATAAGGAGAAGGGTAACTACATACTTTATATCTTAACCATTTTTTTAATATCTCTCTAAGAAGACTGTCTCCTCCGTTTTTCCATATCTCCGTATCTCTCCGTGTAAGAGTTTCTTAGCGCGTGCCTGGGCAGGCAAAAAGGACGTCCTTCTGGACGTCCAGGACGTCCTTGATTTTTGCCCGTAGGGCTCCTGCTGCGAAGCTGCCGGCGGAGCCGGTTGGTAGGTTTATTTTTCAGACGGCAAGTAACCTAGTGCTTTTTTGCCTGAAAGGACGTATATTGTAAGCATGAAGAGTTCTTCGAGCGCTCGGCCGGCGGCTGCAGGCGGGCTGCCGGCTCCTGCAGCGAGTCTGCGGAACGCCGGAGGAAAGTCGAGGGTCCTTCCTCCGGAGTTCCAGCCAGACGACGTGCGGAGCCTGCATCTCGTCGCCAGAAGCCAGGCCGAGCGCTCGTTTCGGTTTTTCGTCGAGAGGGTTCTTGGGCTGCGTTTGCGCGGTGCGCGCGTCGACGAACTCGCTGCCGGCGCCGAGCCGAAGGGTGCAGCCGAAGCCCGTGCGGCCTGCGCCTGGGAGGCGTTTCAGGCGGGAAGGACGGCTGAGCTGCCCCCGCTCGCTCGGCTCTTCCTCCGGGGCGGCTTCGCCGCATGAGCAGCAGCATTCGCCCGAGCAGCAGCAGCATTCGCCCTGACGGACTGCTCGGCTCCGGCAGGCCGGACGACCGAGAGTGGACGCGGCCGTTGTCGCCTGTGCAGAAGCGAGAAGCCCAGCTCTTCGCCCTCGAAGTCATTCGTGATCCGGAATACCGAGCAAACCTGAAGAAGGCGGCAATCGCAAGGACCCTCGCTCCTGCCGTCGAAATCCGCCTTCTCGAATACGCCTACGGGAAGCCGCCCGAAAAAATCGAGCTCGGCAGGCCGGGCGCGTTCAGTCGTCTTGACGACCTCGGTCCGGAGGGCCTCGCAGAACGAGCTTCGCTGCTTGTCCTCGCGCTTCGCGGCTCTGAGGAGGCTGCCGCCGAGCTCGCCGCGGACGCGACAGCCGAAGCGCAGGCGGATCTCGACGAGCTCGTGTCGGCGAAGGCGAAGAAGGCGGAGGCGCAGACCTTCAGTTTGCCGAGCGTCAAGGGAGCGCACGCGCTGCCCGACGGGTGGCTTTCTGTCCTTACGGCGGAGGACGCCGACCCGGCGGAGGACGCCGAGCAGGTCGGATGAGCAGCGCCCTCTTCGCCGAAGACGCAGGCCTGCTCGACGACCTGCGGTCGGAGTTGGGCGCTCTCGAGGCGCTCGTCCAACGCCGTCGCTGGCGTGTCGACCCCTGTGCATGGGCTGCCGAGCGCGCAAAAAACTTCCTCTGGTCGAAGCAAAAAGAAATCATGCTGAGCCTCCGCGACCACCGCAGGACGGCCGTCAAGAGCTGTCATGGTCCCGGAAAGAGCTTCACGGCCGCCGAAGCCGTCTGCTGGTGGCTTGACGCGTTTCCCGCCGGCGAAGCAGGAGCCGTCACAACCGCGCCGACAGACAGGCAGGTCCAGTTTGTCCTCTGGAAGGAGATCCGGCGCGTTCACGCCGCAGCCGAACTCCCCGGACGCACAAACCAAAAGGCGTGGCTTATGGACGTCCAGGAGGGCAGAGGCCTCGTCGAACTCACCGTCGCGTTCGGAATGAAACCCGACGACTACAACCCGACTGCGTTCCAAGGCATCCACTTCCGGCGCATGCTTGTCGTCTACGACGAGGCCTGCGGAATTCCTGGGAGCATTGCCGAAGCCGGAACGCATACGCAGAGCCTGTGGGATGCGGGCGACTCTCTCCTCTCGAACGACGACTGTCGTGCCCTCGCAATTGGCAACCCGGACGATCCAACGGCCGAGTTCGCACGGATCTGCAAACCTGGATCTGGCTGGAACGTCATCACGATCTCGGCATTCGACACCCCGAACTTCACGGGCGAACGGATTCCGGAACGGCTTCGTCCGTACTTGGTCGGACGCACGTGGGTGGAGGAGAAGCGGAAGGCGTGGGCTCCTGCCTGGACTTGGACTGCCGACGGCTCCGCCTGCATTCCGCCCGCAGATGCCCGAGTCGAGGACGCACATCCCCTTTGGCTTTCGAAGGTGCTCGGAATCTTCCCCGAGTCCGCCGAAGATCAAGGGCTCCTCCCAATCACGTGGGTTGAAGCAGCAGCCGAGCGCGTCCTCGATCCCGGCTCGCCCGTCGAAATGGGCGTCGACGTAGGAGGCGGTGGCGACACCAGCACCTCCGGGCTGCGCAGAGGCTTCGTCTTCCGGATTCTTTCCGAAGACCGAAACCCCGACACGATGCAGACCTGCGGGAAGGTCGTTGCGGAACGCCGCAGCTCCTCCGCCGAAGTCGCCAAGGTTGACGTCATCGGAATCGGGCGCGGCCTCGTCGATCGCGGCAAAGAGCTCGGGGAGCCCTTCGTCGGAATCAACGTTGCCGAGTCGCCGACCTGCAACTGCCTGGAGCTTCGCTTCCGGCACAAGCGGAAGGCTCCAGCTGCCGTCGATCCGCGCAGCCCGTCTCACTACGACGACTGCAACGTCGAGCGGTTTCTCAACCTGCGTGCTCAGGCCTGGTGGGAAGTTCGTGACCTGTTCGAAGCGAAAACAATCGACATCGACCCTAACGACCAGATCCTCTCCTCCGAACTCTGCGCGATACGCTTCAAGCGGACCTCGGCCGGCAAGATCCAAATTGAGTCGAAGGATGAAGCCAAGCGGCGTGGAGTGGGCTCCCCGAACCGAGCTGACGCGTTGATGCTTGCGTTCCTTCGGGCTTCGCCGCCTTCGCGGCCTAAGGCAAGGAGCGTCTTTTGAGCACGCAGACGCAGAGCGAGGCGCAGAGCGCTCCGCTGCAGGCACGAATCCGTGCGGCGGCCTCCGACCTCCTAAGCCGTGCCCAGCTCGCAAGCAGAGCCGGCCTGAGCTTTCTCGGCAAGCGCGACCTGTATGCAACGCTCGGCTACTCCCGCATTCTGACGCCTCGCGACTTTCGGGAACGCTACGAACGAAACGGAATCGCTGCTCGTGTGGTCGATGCCCTTCCGAAAGGGTCGTGGAAGGGAGGCGGCGAGCTTGTCGAAGACGAAGACCCCGACACTCTGACGCCCTTTGAGCAGGAGTGGGACATTCTAAACAAGCGTCTCGGCATTTGGAGCACCCTCTGCCGTGCCGACATCCTGGCAGGACTCGGACGGTTCTCCGTCGTCCTGATCGGAGCAGAAGGAGAGCTCGACGAACCCCTCCCGAAGAAGCTCCCGCCCGAAGGGATTCTCTACCTGACGCCCTTCTCGGAGGAGGACGTCTCCGACTTCACCGTTGAGCAGGAAGAAAGCAGTCCTCGCTTTGGGCTTCCCCTTGTCTATGACGTCCGGAGGATCTCCGGGCGAAGCCCGCGGGCGACGCAGGCGACGCAGAGCCGGAAAGTCCACTACTCCCGGATTCTCCACATTGCCGACGGGATTCTCGACGACCGGACCTTCGGGATTCCTCGCATGAAGCAGGTTTGGAACTTCCTCGACGACCTCGAAAAGGTTTCCGGAGGAGGAGCAGAGGCCTTCTGGATGCGTGCGCACCAGGGCATGCACATCGGATTCGACGCAGACACCCACGTCGGCGACGACGAAGCGAAGGCAATCAAGGAGAGCGTTGAGGACTACGTTCACGGCCTGAAGCGATTCTTCTCCACCCAGGGTGCAGCTGTCACCAGCTTGGGCTCCGACGTTGCAAACTTCTCGAATCCGGTCGACGCCATCATCACCCTGATTGCCGGAGCAACCGGAATCCCGAAGAGGATTCTCGTCGGATCGGAGCGCGGCGAACTGGCAAGCTCGCAGGACAAAACTTCGTGGGACGACCTCATTCAGGATCGCCGAGACGGCTTCGTCGAGCCGCTCGTCGTTCGTCCCCTCATCGATATGTTCATCAAGCTCGGCGTCCTTCCTGAGCCCGAAGACTACGTTGTGCGCTGGCCTGAAATCGAAGAGCTCGACACACAGCAGAAGGCGACCGTCGCTACGGCTTGGGCAGGCCTGAACACGGCGGCAAAGAAGACAGTCGTCACGCCGAACGAGATCCGCGACAAGGTTCTTGGTCTCAACCCGTTCACACCAGAAGAGGAGGCGGCGCAGGCCGAGGCAGATGCGGCGGCTGCCGGAGGCGCTCCTCCCGCCGAAGCCGCTTTCGACCAGGTGGACTCTGCCCAAACCGATGTGAGGGTTGCGGCGGGAAAAGCGCTGCCCCTGTGGGGGCAGAAAGCCTGGCGCTTCGAAGAACGTCAAGCGCAGCAGAGGCTTTCCGTCCTAAGGTCCAAGCTGTGATTTTGCAGGCAGTCCGACGTGCGAAGGCACTTGTGTCGCCGGAGGAGCTCCGCATGGCGTTTGCCCGAGGAGACCGAGGCGACTTGGACTCGTTCGCAGGACGCTTCGGGGCGTCGATTGCTGCCAGCTTCTCGCATGAGCTCCCAACTCTCCTCACACAGCCCGCGCTCCGCATGCAGGCCGCCGCGGCCGCGGCAGCTCCGACGCTTCGCAGGGCGGAGGCGGACGGTCTCCGTGCCGCCATTGGTGCGCTCGGAATTCCGCACCTCGGAGGCAGCCCGGCCTACCGGCGAGAATATGCGCGGCGCAGGCGCCAGGGCCTGCTCGGACACGGCGGACTCGCGCCGGGCGCGCCTGCAATCAGCGCTCCTCACTCTTCGCCGACGCCGACCGTTTCGCCTGTTCCAAGCTCTGCGCAGAGCACGGCAGTTGCGTCGATGACAGCTCCGCACGTCGTCCTCGGCATTCCGGACACTGGCAAGATCCTCGGAGCCGAAGGCAAGAACCCTCTCGACGTAGCGAAGACCGCCCTCGGTCCGAAAGGCGACGCGATGCTCCTCGACGCCATCGCCATCGGTAAGGCGAGTCTGCCGCTTGATCCGCGAATGGGAGGGAAGGCTAAGGTTGACGTCCGTCTCGGCAAATCCTCCATCTCCGTCGACTTCAACGGAGGAGGAGGCCGTCGGCTCGAGCGCACGTATTCGAAGCACGCCGACGGCACGATCGAGGTGCACCACGACTTCTTCGCGATTCCGAGTTCGGAGCAGGGGAAGGGCCACGCATCAAAGATGATGGCGCAGAGTATGGCTGCGTACGAAAAGAACGGCGTCCACCTCGTCACGACCCACGCCAACATCAACGTCGGCGGCTATGCCTGGGCGAAGCAGGGCTTCCAGGCGCAGAACCCGGAAGGCTTCCGGAACAGCGTTCTGTACCGAGCGGCGCACTTCGGGATGCCGGAATTCGAACGAAACATCCTGTCTGCGGCGATGAAAGCCGAAGGCAAGAACGCCCCGAACTGGCTTGCGACGAAGCACCCGAAGGGCAAGGAGCTGCTCCTGGGCGAGTCCTGGGACGCAGTCATCGACCTGAGGACCCCCGAAGGGAAGAGCGTCTCCTCCAACATCCAGAAGAAGGGCAAGGCGAAGCCCTGATGGCGCAGCGCGGGACTGAGATGTTTTTCGCCGACGTCGATCCGGACGAAGCCTCTCCGGACCTTGGCTTGTGGGCCGAGTTCCTCGACGCAGACGAGCTTGAGGAGCTGCAGGGCTTGTCGGACAGGCTTCGCGAAGAGCGCCTGGCGCAGGAGGCAGACGAAGCGTTCCGGACGGCTGCATCCTCTCTGGGCATTCCGTACAAGGGAGGAACTCCTGCCTACCACAAGGCCTACAACGCGCTAAAGGCGAAGGCGAAGGAGATGAACGTGCCTGTCGGCACGCTCTCCTGGAGCACGCACGCGCCGGCGAACTTCGCGCCGAATCCGGTGGCTTCTGCGAATCCGGGAGGCGCAGGAGCAGGCGCAGGCGCAGGCGTCTCCGCCGCAGGAGGAACGGCGGCGTCCGTTCTGACGCCGCCGGTGACGCTCGGAACGTTCACGCTTGCGCCGGGCGTCGTGAAGCTTCCTGGACAGATGCCGCTGACGGGGAACATCCCTGCGGGGCACGTCATTCATGACATCATCTTTCTTGGCCATGGCCCAGGCGGGAGCACTGGAGACGTCCTCGTTACTCACTCTGCGCCTTCCGCGCACCCGAGTACGTGGACAGTCACTCCTCTGATCAAACCGGCTCCGGCCGCTCCCGCTCCGGCCGCTCCCGCTCCGGCCGCTGTTCCGGCGGGCAGCGTGCCTTTCGACTCGGCGAAGCTTCCGGCAGGCGCAACCGTGACCGGCGTCACCGAAGGTGGGTGGTCGGGTAACATCATCTCGTTTACTGCTGCAACAGGCGTACCAGGGCAGTTACACGTTCCAAAGGCCGTTGCCGCTCCTGCCGTCGGCACGCACAATCCTCTTCCGGCCGGCCTCGTCCCTTCGCCTTTCTTCAACATCGAGGCGACGAGCCTCCCAATCGTGAAGGCGCATGCAACGACCAGCATCGCGCTGCTGACAGGCGGCGAGAAGACCACGTTTCGGGCGTACACGGGAGAGGGCTTCAGGCAAATCAACGGGAACATCCACAAAGGCAACTACGATGCGTTCGTGGCAGCAGGGAAGCCTGCATCGATGGGTACGCCTGCTCAAAAGACTGCGTACGCTCGGACCGCTACGCTGGAGACTGCGTTCAGCAAGGTCCCGAATTTCCCTCAGCCCATCAACGTCTTCCGAGGAACGTCTCATAACCCTCTTCCGGCAGGAGCCGTGCCGGGAGCCGAATTCAAGCTGAAAGGGTTTTCGTCGACATCCATTCGCGAGGGCGGTGCCTTCGGTGGAGTTTATCACGTGCACATCAAAACGCATAAAGGCCTCTTTGTCAAGACTCTATCGACGCATGCGTCCGAAGACGAAGTCCTTCTTCCTCACAACGTCAAGGTCCGCTACATCGGAACCGAGAAGCGGTTGCTCCTCAACGGAGTTACCAGAAACGTTATCATGTTGGAGACCCACGACTAAATGCCGCCGACTCCGCCGACTCCGCCGACTGAAGAGACTGA